ATGGTTTCGACACAGAACTACTCCAAAAAGGTCATTATTAAGGATGACTATGTGAAGAAAGACGGTACTTCAGCGCTTTACATCTACGTCAGCGTTGACGGCCAGAATGAAAGAATTGCCCTGAAACTGGGCTGGCCACCCAAATTTTTCGATAAAGTCAAAGGAAAAATCCTTCCCAGGGGAAAAGCCGACAAAGATTTTTCAGACTATCAATTGATGATTGATACGGAAATCGGGAAAGTGAATGAAATCTTCAAAGAATATCGGCTGGCCGGAAAAACGCTCACCATTGGGCAACTCCTGAAAGATTACAACAGCTTCACTTCCCGAAAAGACTTTTTCACGTTTGCCGTCAATGATGCACATGAACGCTACAAACGGAAGAAGATCGAATTGGGCAGTAGGAAGGGCCACATGGCCAGCCTGAACAGTTTGAAGGCATTTTATAAGTTTGAACACGACAAGGCCAAAAAGACCACCAAAACGACTCCTGAGCCGGAAGCTGAAGGCGAAGATCTGCAACTTCCATTCAATGCCCTTACGCCCAAATTACTTGAGAACTTCCGGGCCTGGATGAAGGCGGAACGTGGTAATGTTCCCGGCACTGTCGAAAACCACATGAAAAACGTCCGGACGTATGTGAAGCGGGCGCTGGCGGCTGGCAACGTATTCGATGATCCGTTCAAAGTTGTCAAGGTGGCCCATCCGGAAACAACCCCGAACGTATTGGCCGAAGAACAGCTTCAGTCTTTAATTGCGCTTTTCAATAATACTTCTACGCCGGAAAGTTGGGTTTCGGTTTTGCGCCATTTCCTCTTTAGCTGTTTTACCGGCCTTCGAATCTCAGACGCCAAAACGGTAAACCACGACAATATTAAAGGGGACTGGCTGGTGATCATGCCGAAGAAGACCATGCGGTATCACAAGGTGATCCGGATCCCACTGCACCCGATGGCGAAGATATTAATCACCACGTCATTAGGCCGCCTATTTGCCACGTACTCAGAACCCTATACCAATCGATTGCTGGATAAAATTGGCCAGGCCGCCGACGTGGATTTCAAAATAACCACCCACACAGCCCGGCATACCTTTGGAACCCTATTTATCGAATTGGGTGGCGATGTAGTCACATTGAAAGAGTACATGGGCCATGCCGACATCCAAACGACGATGAAGTATGTACACCTGAGTGAAAAGAGAAGAAAGGAGAAGATTAACGTGTTTGACAAACTCTTCAGAAAACCCGACGATGACCTGAAAAATACCGCTTAATATAAAGAATCACCGTTTTATCGGTAGTTAGAGGGGTTTTCATATTGAGAACTCTACCTTTAAAGCTTTACCAATTAAAGGATGAATGCCCAAAGATGGCCTGTTTTACGGGCCATCTTTTTTCAAATCAAGCTCTAAGTTAAAATTACATTAGTTCTCATTTGCGTCTGAGTTCCTTGTGGCCAAGTGTTATGATTAAATGACAATTCATTATAGCAACTAGAATATTAAGGGAGAGATTAATTAAACCTTAAAACTACTAAAGATCAGATTTAAGTATCTTAAACTCTATTCGTCTATTTAATTGTCTGCCTTCATACGTATTATTTGCGACTATAGGCACATTTTCACCAAACCCTTTTGAAGATAATTGGTATGTAGGAACACCCTTAGATATTAAGTACAAAACAACCGAGGTTGCTCTTTTTTCACTTAAAGCAAGATTTGATTTATTTGATCCCAAATTATCAGTATGAGCTTGGATTGACACATGAATCATTGGATATTTTCTTAATGTATCTGCAAGCTTCGAAAGTTCGAAATATGACTCAGGCCTTAACTTCCAATTAGATGGATCAAAGAAAATATTATTTAAAACATGCACACTGTTACTTTTATATGATTTAAGACGTCTTACTTTTTCATGATTTTTCGAATGAATTGGAGAAGTTTTTTTTAGTTTGTTAAAGCTAAACATTAACAACACTATTCCCAAAATAAATAAAAAAAATTGACCTCTTGAGAACCACATCGTACCTCTATTATAAACGTTAAATTCGCCCTTATGCTGTGTGCCAGTAATTGTCCCAAAAACCACATAGCCAAAAAGAACTGAAAGGACAAAGCATAATTCATAATAAATAGTAAGTCCATCAAAAAAGTTAAATTTTTCAAAAAATATTGATGGAGCGAGAATAAATGCTGAGGCTAATGTGACTAATAATTTTGTTTGTTCTAAGTAAGTTTTACAAGCTTCATTTTTTGGATTATCTGCCATTTTTATTTTCTCTTTTCTCCACAAAATGGTGGAATGTTACAAAACTTGTCAGAAAACGCCTTAATTACTGAAATCGAGGATCTTACATTCCGCCTTTGCTTAATTCTATTCCTGTCAAATTCTGCTGGTTCATCTTTTACGTTTTCGATAATCATCTCTAGTGATTCACGCCAATCTCTACTATTAGGGTTAGAATTCAATCCGACAGAATTATCTACATTGCTTCCAATATTAATATTGTATTCTAAAAGTGGCAATATAAGCATTTGTTTAGCGGGTTCACTCAAAAAAATATCATGTTTGGTCTCCAATATATATATATAATTATAGATTTCTAAGTACAGGCCGTCTGTATGATAAGGGCTGTAAAACAAAGAACCAAAAGCTCTATTTGTATGCCCTTCAAGATAGGTATTCCTTTCTAATGACTTAATAAATTCCCTCTGATTTTCATCAAAGTATGTGAAAGCCTTGTCTTGCTCATCTCTTAATTTACCAATGGCCCTATAAGTTTCTTCAGAGACCTTTACCTGCTCCTCAACTGAGCTTAGTAATTGGGTCTCTATTTTCTTAAAATATGTAGTTATCCTTTTATTTAAAAATATAAAAAGAAAAAAAACGAATAGACTACTGCCTACAAATGAAGCAGCAATAAAAACTAAAATTTGCTCTGTGCTTGTCATAAGAGTTTAGCGTGTTAGGAAAGAAAATCGATCTAACCACAATGTAGAAAAAAATTATACCCGCCACAATTCCAGTTCGGCCGGTATTACTTTCTGATCCTTCATCAGCGCCACTTTCATCGACCCCACCAGGTAGTTCACCCCCTTGATGTGGACTTTGTTCCGGAAGCTGAAGGTGGCCAGATCGGCGGGCGTCAAATTCACCACCTTATTTACCCGGAAGGTCGATTCCTTAAACGCTTCAAATCTTCCATATCCGGCATTCACCAGGTTATTCGATCCGTTCCAGATCAGGCTTCGCGTTCCGCAGGTATGGGTCGCTCTGGGCTTGCCGCTTACTATGCCATTCCAGAACAGGATCTTTGGATTGCCTTTGTTCTGGCTATCCTTATTGTTTGGGCTGATCCCTGGCTGGCTGGTCATGGCCAGGCCCGAAACCGGGTTTTTCAGGTAGGTCGATAAACGGGATCGAATCGGTAGCACCGAACCGCCTTCGTTGGCCACCGTTTCGGGCGTGATATACTTATCCATCGATGGCGGGATCGGCTTCATCAGCGCATCATTTGAATCGAGTTCATACCCTAATTCTAAGCGGTTTACGGTTTCGGGCGTTTTCGTGTGGCCAGGATCCGCTTTTGAAGTCCAGTCCAGCAAACAGGGAGCCGCCAGAATGTCATCCACAAAACCGATATCGGCCACCTTCCGCCGAACGTCGAAATCCAGATACAGATTAAACAGCTTCCGAAGCTCGATCAGCAGACCGCCACCAGTCAGATCCGGAAGATGATTGGCGGGAAAGATCGCCGAAGCGCCATCCAACGAATACAGATTCGCCAGGATCAGCCGCGCCAGATCCGGATCATCCAGAAAAACGCCCTGGAAGCGCCAGCCGGTTTTTAATCCAAATTGCGCCAGCACCCACCGAAGAAAGAAGTGGGGAACCCTGGCTTCGGCGGCATAGCTGGACGTTCCCGAATTGTAACTGTTCATGACGCCAGTAAAAGCCTGGTTCCCGTAAAACCCCGGATTTTCGATCGATGGAAAACAGTACGCATCGGCCAGGTGATTCGCGGCCGCCATTGGAGCACCAGGCAGAGCCAGCGAAGCGAAAGGAATTTCCGACAGAGCCAGCCCTTGCAGATCGCCGAAGATTTCGCCCAGGTTTTGCGTAAAAAACAACGTCGTTCCCGCTTCGGCCGACTCCTGGATTTTCACATATCCCGATTCGATCACCTGGCTATCGACGTACTTTTCACAGAAATACCGACGGTTGGTATAACCCGCTTGCGGATCATAAAAATAACCCAGCACCCGGCGATTTAAGGGCGTATCCGGAAGCGTAAAGGTGTTGACCCTGGCCCCTTGCACCGTGGCGAAGTCCAGGATCGGATTATACTTTTCCAGGGTGATCTGGCTGGCCGGATTCAGATCCACCGAATAGCCTTCGATTCGGATATCGAACATTATTTTAAGTTGCTGGCACCGGCCACCACGGAAATGTTATTGAACACGTTTACAAACGTTTGTACAGAAAGATCTTTGGCCGCAATCCGGGCCAGGTAGTCGTTCCCCTGGTTTTCCAGACCGGCCAAATGATCCAGCTTCGTCCGGATAGTCAACGCCAGAAAGGCGTTCCCGCTTTGCTCGGCTTTGATCAGTTGCTCCAGCTGGGCTTCGATCTGGCTCATCAGCAACGAATGATTGTACCCCATTACCTGACGCATCAGCAATAATTCCCCCTGGATCATCTTTTGGGCCTGCTCATTTTGGGCCGCCAGCGTCGTCGCAAATTTGCCCGCGAAAAATTCCTGAAGTTCCGTCATGCCCAAAACCATCGCTTCGGTATTGTCGGCGATGGCTTCCATCATTTCCTGGCTTTTAGCAATCTCTTCATTGGTGGCGTCCAGGCTGGCCGCTGCCGATTCCGCGCCCGCTGATCCATCCCCCGAAGATCCGTAATTAGCGCCCGAATCACTTCCACCGCCACCGCCGTCGGATAGAAAATCATTGGCATTGTAGGAAATGCCACCATCGGCGTACTTTCTCCAGCCGGGCGCTTTCGGCACATAATCGCCGTAGGTGCCGCCATCCTGGAAGATCTTCGCCCCGTTTTTGTGCATACTCGAATGCAACAGCAGATCGATCATCGGGCCGTTATTCTTGCGCGTTTCCCTGGAAAGAACCATAAACGGTTCACCCCCTTCCGCTTCGGCCACTTCCAGGCCGGTTGCCCGATCAATCATCGAAATACCGCCTTCACCGGGCCGCGAACCGTGGCGCCCACCCTGAAGCACCCCGGCATTTTTGAAGTACCCAGCGCCAATTTTGCCCCCTTTCTCAAACGTGGGTGGCGATTGCTTTTTGATCATGGCCACCTGGACCGCCGTGGCCACAGCCGCCCCGGCCACTCCGATCAGTCCCAACGGCCAGCCCATTGTTCCCAGCGATTTCAGGGCCGCTTGCGCCCCGTTGACGATCGCCATCGTAATGTTCAAGGCCTGTTCCCGTTTCCAAGCTTTCAGCTTTTCTTCCTTGATTTTGGCGTCCGATTCCTTCGTTAGTTCCAGTACTTTTTCGTCGTACTGATCCTTACTGATCACACCCTTATCATACTGATCTTTCCAGGCGGTAATCTGGGTGTTTTTTTCTTTGGTGATTTTGGCCACCTGGCTATCCAGGTACTTCTGATTCAGTTGTTGCATGACCCCGATCACCTGGCCCGCTACCTGAAGCGTTTCCTGGCCTTTCTGGGTGAAGTCCTGAAGGGCTTTCTGGTTCTTCGCTTCTTCGTTCGATAGCTTCAGATTCAGGATGTTTAGAAAGCCCGAAAAGTCGCCTTTCATCAGCCCATCCACCGCCGAAAAGAACTGTTTCTGGTTCTCCAGGCGTTGGGCGGTTTTCTCGGCCGCCAGCGCCGTCTTTTCCGATTCATACCGGATATCGTTCGATTTCAGTTCCGCTTTCAGCCGGTCATCGATCGCCTTGTCGGCCACCGCCCGCCGATCCTTATCGGCGATCAGTTCTTTATTTTTCTCCTTTTCTTCGGCCGCTTCGCTGGCCAGTTTTTGCTTGTTGTAGTTGTACTCCGCCGTCAGCCGATCCAGCTTTGCATCGTATATAGCCTGGGCGTTATTCTTGGCCAACGATAGATTCAGATCCGCATTGGCCACGGCGGCCTGGAATTGGGCATCAAACAACTGGCGTTCGCCCGCCAATTCTTTTTCCCGTTTTTCCTGATTCTTCTGGGTTTCCTTCTGGCGCTGGGCGTCGTTCTCCAGCTGGATATCCGAGGAAAGTTTTTTATTGATCAGATCCAGGGCATCGGCTTTGCGCTTATCGTCCGAGATGGTTCGTTCCACTTCCGCCTTTGCCTGGGCGGCCTGAAACCGTAATTCTTCCAGCTTCCGTTCGTGCTCATCGGTGATCATGCTGATCAGCAGTTTTTTCTGAGCATCGGCCGCGTCCTGATCTTCTTTCGTCTTTTTATCCCGGTACTCTTTTTCGATAGCCGCCTTCCCGGTTTCATACGCTTTATCGGCGGCTTCATACTGGGCCACTTTCAGCTTTCGATCCGCCACGCTTTCCTGGATCTTCTGTTTTTCCTGATCCAGTTCAAATTTCAGTTGGGCAATTTTCCGGGTTTGTTCGTCGGCGATGGCCGCGATGTTGGCTTTCGTGGTGGCGTCGATTGCATCCTGGTTGGCTTTTTTCTTCGCTTCGGCTTGCTGTTTTTCGTGCTCCTGGCGAAGCTTCTGATCGTTCGACAAATAGCCCGCGTTATCCGTCGTCATCGTGGCCAGGCCGCCCTTATTGGCCAGGGCCGCATCCTTCGCCGACAGTTCGCCCCCGGTTTTGCTGGTGGCCACCTTTTTATCCACATGGCTTTGGTGATCCGCTTCGATCAGGGCTTGTTCGGATTTGATCTTCTCCGAATAGCCTTTTCCGTAGGCTTCGGCGATTTTGGCCCCGCCACCACTCCAGATTTTAGCCGCCCCGGCAAAGTCCAGATTTTTCAGCGCCGAACCGAAATCACTTACCAGCTGAAGACCGGTTTTCAGGGCTTCCCAGACGCCCGCAATGCCCGCCCGAAGCGGTTGGATATTATTGTACAGCAAGGCAAACCCCGCCACCAGCAGCGCCACGGCGGTAATCACCAAACCGATCGGGTTCATTTCCATTACCACGTTCAGCGCCGTTTGTGCCGTTGTTACGGAAGCCGTGGCGATAGTCTGGATTTTTTTGGCGGCTGCAATCCGAAGCGCGTTTGCTTCCGTTACAATCGCCTGGGCGTTGAAGGTAATCAGGGCCACTGTCAGTGCCCCGAAGGCCACCTTGTTATCATTGATAAAAGCCGGAGCCGCCCGAATCGTATTGACAAAGGTTAACAGCGCCGTTCCGCCCGCCAGCACCACCGGAATCAACGCCTGGCCGAAATCCACCGATAGGCCTTTTACCTCTTTGCCCATTTTTGCCAGTTCGGCGGCCGCATTGGTGTTTTTCTTGGTGGCTTCATCGGTCATGCTGGTGGCCTTCTGCATTTCGACCATCGAAAGCTTTTGATTATCCGTCACCAGCTTGGTTTGATCCTTCAGCAACGACATGACTTTTGTGGCTTCCTGCGATTTGATCCCCAAATCCGAAAGCCGTTTCGCCACTTCATCGGCCGGAACCCCCTTCAAACTAGTGGCCAAATCCAGCAGGAATTTATTGGGATCCGTGTTGATGAGGTTCTTCATTTCGACTTCCGTAATGCCCAACTGTTTGGCAAACGCCCCGGTATCTTTGGCCGCCGTCAGCAGAATGTTAGAGACCCCACCGGCCGCAATTTCAGCCGATAGCCCCAATTCCTGAAGGGCCGCGCCCAGCCCCATCGTCTGGGATATTTGCGGACTTAAATTGCCCAGTTGACCCATGCGGGCCGTGAAGTCGGCCACCACCGGAGCCGTGGCCGAACCGGCCGCGCCCAGGGCGTTCAGGGCGGATCCGATTTGATTGATGGCCACGCCCGCCTGGAGATCCTTCGTTTCTTTAAACAGCTTCTGAAGCGTACCGATCGAACTGGCCACTTCTTCCGCCCCGCCCGTAAACTCATCCCCCAGGGCGATCACCGCTTTATCGACCGATTCGACAAACCCTAAAACGTCCTCTTTAGCGATCCCTAACTGGCCCGCCACTTTGGCAATATCGGTCAGATCGGCCACCGCCGTCCGGGTGTTGATTTTGCCGATCTCTTCTACCAGTCCTTCCACTTCCTGGCTGGTCATGTTCGTGGACTTTTCAATATCAGCCATTGCATCCGACATTTGGGCGGCTGCCGTCACGGATTCTTTCCCGAAACTGATCACTTCCTCGATGATGTTTTCCAGACTGAAGGCCGCGAACGTACTGGCAAACCCTTCTTTGATGCGATCCAGCGACGAAGGTGTTTTATCCAGGTGGGTCCGGAGAGCGTCCATTTCCTGGCCCACCTGGCGGATCCGGTTATCCACCCCATCGACCTCTTTCATTTTGTCGATCCAGGCATCGGATCCCACTTTCAGATCCTTCAGTTCCGCGTTCAACTGGCGACTTCGGGCGGTTAATTCCCGCATGGACGCATCCGAAAGATCGATGGCGCTGGTAAACTCTTTAATCTCGGCTTTTAGCTCGGCCTGAAGGACTTTCATTTCTTTCCAGGCGTCGGTTCCTTCTTCGCCCGCTTCCTTCATCCGCCTAATTTCTTTGTTCACTTCGGCGGCTGATTTCTGAAGTTCTTTCAGGGTGGCGTCGCCTTCATCCCCATCGATCAGCAGCTTGATTCTACTTACTTCAAAGTCGTTCATGGCTATCAAAAAAAATGCTTCCGACGAACTTCGCCGAAAGCATTTTCTTACCATAGGACATAAAAACCCACTATTTTTTAGACATTTCCGTCCAGTTGGTTTGCTCGAAATGTAACCGATCCACCAAGTTTTTAAAGTTGCCCAAAGGAAATTCGGTCGTTTTTAAAACAAGGGCTTCGAACAAATTAAACGATTTGCCAATCCAAGGAGGTATACGGGACAGACAAAAACTGCTGTGACAATTGCGAAAAATTGATCTTCCATTCTGTTTCAGCTTTGCTGTAAACGAACGCTAGTAGTAGATCCCTTATACTTACTACATCTAAATAATACGCGAAGGTATAGGTAAAATGAGATTTGGTTCTTGGCGAATATTTGCATCAAATCATAAAATGGATCGGACGCAATAGAAACCCGATTTTATTAATTGAATTACAAAAATCAGTCTCACGTTGTATATATCAAACCCTAAACAATTCTATTACAAAATATTATTTAATATTATCATATCAATAGACAAAAATATTTTAATGTTAAAAAATATTCATGTTATTATATCTGTTTTTGCAATCTATATCAAAAACAATTTGAAAAAATACGGGAAATTTCCCGTTTAATTATATGATTTTTATACTTACCTTTAAAAACATAATCATCAAACAAGGCACTCAAAATGGATGTGTCAAAAGAGGAAAACAAGCCAATTTTAGGTAGTCTTAAGGATGAACTTTTCCTTCTAAGCTTTCTAGTGATATCAATAGGCGTAGTGTATACAGACGCTTATTATCAATTTTTTGGTTTTAAATACCAGTTTTGGAATCTTTCTACTACCCATATAATTTACAAAGGCATTACAACTCTATTTGTATCTCCATTATTGATAATTCCATACTTGACCGCTATTATCCTTATAATTATTGAGCTTATTGCTATTAGGTTAAATTGGTTGATTTTTATTTTTTTTCGAGTACCATTATCTTATTTGGTTCTTTTAGTCCTTTTAGCCATTTTGTATCCACTATCTGCTAGAGCTGGAGAATTACAAGCCCGTAAAGATTTATACGCTCATACAACTACACTACCAAAAATAAAACTCATGGTTGTAGGAGATCTAAAAATTCGGTCCCCTGAAGATTCATGTGTTTTATTTATGTTAGATGGCTCATTTGTAATTTACTTTACCCCGTTAGCTCCTGATGATAAGGCCGCGGCACCAATAATTAAAAGAGTTCAATCTTCTTCAGTCACTATACTAGAAACATATACACATTAAACATGAAAACTATTCTGCTCATTATCCTATGTTTATTAACTTGGTTAATTTCATCTTATATTACACCTACTTTTGATGTAATCGATAATGATAATACCCAATTATATGGAAAAATCATTTCAATTACAGAAGGCCGTATTCAATTCCGCCAGAATTGTGATGGAAGACTTAAGACCTATCCTTTTTCAGATGGTATTAGTATTAAATTTAACACACAATGTAAAGAGCCTGGATATACTATGAGCAGTAGTCCAGTTATTATTTTTAACCCATGTACTCGAAGAAAAATCTATACGATTTCTTTTAAAAAATTTAGCTACTACTACGCTAACGATATTCAACTTGATAGTGAAAAGCTAGTTGTAAACTTTGCAAATGGACAAACAAGGACTTATCTGAGAAACAGCTTGAATGAATCAATCAACTGGATCGTTCTTAGAAATGAATGTGAATCCGAAATTCAAACAAATTTCACTTTGCCGAATGGTTTATAACACCATTTTTGATTCAACTATCTAGATTCAATCAATACGCTGCTTGGAGTTCTGAAAACTAAAGTGATTTCTATATTTAATAAATAAAAATTGTGATTTCATTTTTCGTTATTTTCTCCAAACTTCCGAGCCAAATACGGCGCAATCAATTCGGAATACCGGGATCCTAACTGTTTTTGTGCCTGTTTGATCATTTCCATTTTTCCCGAATTATACCACGTTCCCCGGTAGCCCCGCTTCACCGATGGCACCTTTCGGCGGCCGATACTGATCGCCCAGGCGATTCGCCGGGCGGCATTGGTAACGGTCGGAACCGCCTTTCCTTTGTAGCCCATCACATAGGCGAAGCGATCCAGGCCGATCTTTTCCACAAAGAATTCCATCGCATCCACCGGCGCATTATGCGAATAGCGCAATTGGGCCATATCCTTAAAACGGCCATACTGACGGAAGTCGATTTCGACCGCCAGCGTCGTCGCCGTACGAAGGATGTGATACTGGAAATCCCGCTTCAGTTCATCAGTTAAAATCAGGCCATACTTTGTAATATGTTCCTGGAAGCGTTCGATGGCATCTTTGGCGATTTCCTGAACCAGATCCGCCAGATCGTCGTAAATCTCGTTGATATCCATCGTTATACAAATGCGCCGTGGGTGAATTCCAGATACACTTTATCGCCCGAAACCCCATCCAGGCCATCCGTAAAAAACAGCTTTTTACCCCCGCTGGCATTATACGGAATGAGGGGATAGGTGTTTCGTAAAACGCCATTCACGTATACATTGACCGCCCCGTAACCGCCACCCAGCGGATGTTTCAGCAGAAATTTCCAGATTCCCGGCGTTTGAAGTGGTAAATCTAAATCGTTGGTATTCATCGGATACACGTTCGGGCCGGGCGTCATTCCCCACAGGTTTCCGGCCTTAGGATCCTGATCGTAATAAATGTAAAAGTTTACGGGTGAATTTGATCGGTAGTGAAAGCAACCCACCGGCACCGCCCAGGTGTAGTTTTCAGGGCCGGATATACAGCTTCCGTTCGCATCGGCGTAGGCCTGCGTATTCAGACGCGCCCAGGCGTCGGCTGCTTTGGCGTCCGCGTCGGCCTGGCTCACTTCGCTACCGTAGGCACCGGCCGGAATGGTGATCGTGGCCGGGCCGCCAAACTGGCCAGCCGGACAGGTTTGGCGAAGGTAGGTCCCTACCTGTTCGATTAGCCCATTTTCAAACGGCGAAGCCAGACAGCTGGCCGATTCGACGGGCGAAAGATAGCCTTCCGTTCCGGGAACGTTGGCTTTCAGGGGAACGCCCACCACCTTTTTATGATCGTCCAGGTAATACTTCTCCAGGACTGAAACTTGCATCAAACCGGTTCGTTTGCCATCGCCATCCACCAGGCAGGCCGTGGCTTTAGGCCGCCAGCCGGTCGGCCGCTGAGACAGCGCCGAAATGGCCGGAAGCTGGGAATAATTCCGACTGGCGTTGCCGAATTCAAACACCAGTGTCCGCCCGATCAGTTCTTCATCATCGATCTTCGGCACCAGCTTCTCATCCCCTGGCACCAACGGAATCATGGCCCGATCGGCCACCAGGTAGACTTCCTTCGACAGTTGGAGTTCTTCCAGATACCGCAGGCCTTCGGCCGACAGCCAGCCCGTGGCCACCGACAGTTCCCGGATGCCCGTTACCGCATTGATCACCCGTTCGGAATACGACGGCAGGAATTCCCAGCCCGCATACCGATCGCTGATCGATCGGTTCAGCTTCAGACCTTCCTGGCCCTGGCCGGTTAAACAAAGCGTATCGAACCCGCCCAGGCTATTACCAAATACCAGGAAGCGAATATTCCGCCGATATTGCTGATCCATCCGGAATTCGCGCTTTTCACTGATCCGTTCATCGTTTTCATTCACCAGCCAAACCCGGTATGAAGTCAACGGTTTGGGTTTCAGATCCAGGCCCAGGGCTTTCGGGCCGACTGGCACACAGTAGACCGTATACGGAAAGACGTTTTCCAGTTCGTCCGAAACGCCTTCATCCGATGTCAGATCGCTGTAATAAGCCTGAAAAACCGTCCGTATCCGGGTGGGCGACGGCGTGAAATTGGTCAGGAAGTACAGAAATTCGGGCTGATCAGCCTGGATAATTTTAGGGTTAGCCGCCCAAGTCAGAAACCGGCGCTGTGGCCCAATGAATTCGGTAAAAAACTGCTCTTTAAACTGAGCGTAATCGACCTCAGAAATGCCCGCTTTCACAATGTATTGAACCGGCTGGGTTTCGCTGAAGATCTCTTCGCCATCGTTTTCGATCGACAGAATGCAATAGTACGGCATGGTCAGGCGATCGGCGACCGAAATCCGCGCCTGGTTAAATTCGGGTGCGGTTCGCTCCAGAAGTGGATCCAGTTGGTTCTGAATCTCGAAGAAAGCGCCCTGGTATAACAGGCCCGAACCGGCCGATACGGGCGGTTGTTCGGCCGCTTCCAGGCGAACCAGCTGTTTGAACGTTCCAGCCAGGTAGAATTCGGGAATCATCACGGTACAGAAATACCGTAGATCGCCCCGAAGCGGATACAAATCGGGATCGGCGGCTTCGATATTGACCACGATGGGATTCATCGACAGGCGGGCCGGAAGATAGGTCTGGGTAGCTAAATAATCGATCATCGGAATAAGCGCGTGTTGATGTTAAGATCCAGTTGAACTTCCATGCGGTAGCCATAATGGGCATCGATCCACAGCTGATTAATGGATTCGAGTTTCAACGTATTCAGATCGAAGTGGATCAAAGCCCGATTATTATCCTTCATCAGTTTTGCCATTAGATCGTTCAGGATGGTCAGACTATCGGCGTAGGCGTCGATTTGCTGTTCCAGTTCATCGATGGGCGCTTTGATCAGGATCGAAATTCCGGTAAAGTAGCGAAGACACAAGTGGCCCGCGCCATTATCCGACGGCTGTAAAACGGGTTGTTCGAGCCAGCAAAAGGGATAATCGAAATCTGGAAGGGAACGGGCGAACTCGATTCCTTTTTCGACCGATCCGAAACAGAAGAATTTAATTTCCGGCGTAGCATCCGCCCAGTCCTGGAAGTACTTGATATACGATTTCAAATCGCCTACGATCATCATACGAATGGGTTTTTGATCGAAGATCAGGATCCACATTCGCACCTGGTAGGACGCAAAAAAAGCCAGTCTGTTTGTAGAATGGCTTAAATTAGAAACCCTAATATTTAAGATTCGATATAGGATTTAACGGCGATTATATCTTCATCTGGCATACCACTCAAATACATAGAATAGTAACCTGTCCATATAGAAAACCAAGAAAAAAAGTCGATGTACTGCGCAATAGTTAGAATCACTTTTCCATTCGACATTCTTTTTAATTCCTTGATTTTAATGTACACAACATCATCAATATCTTTTCTGTTTCTGAAAATTGCCACACCTTCTTCATGGTAAAATTTGGAACCCGTACGACGAAAAGTAAACCTTAAACGGCCACATGAATCTGTTCTAAATGTGCAGTAATCAATTCTTGGGATATTTCGGTAAAATGCAAAAGCGGAGAAAGATGCTCGTACATCATATTCCTGCAATCTGGCCATAAATTTATGTCGGTTCGAAAATGCAATTTACATAGTTTTCAGTCTTGGTTCTGTTCTGCCCGCTGATTGGCCCGTTTAATCTTCAGATTGTTATCCCGAAGAAACAGCCAAACCGTGTGACCGTTCTGTTTGCAGACGTTTTCAAAGTCACCAAATACGCCCAGCTTGGCGATATCCATAAACGTCGTAACCAGGCCTTCGCCGTTTTCATACAGGGGCGCTTCATCCTGATCTTCCGATGGCTCATAGGCCAGTTTATAGCCTTCTAAAAACCGGTTATTGGTAAACTCGAAGTACTGAAGGATCGCCATCACCACACCGATCGGCAAGTTCTTTTCCTGGAACACCTTCGCCCGTTCGTCGGATAGAACCGTATTGTACAATTCCCGCAAATCGCCGTTCCAATCCGTTGAAGACTTGAACGTTTGGGCGTCCGGGCGAATCGGCCGGCATAGGGTGGCCACCAGCTGAAACACCGCATGGATCACGGGCTGATCCTTCCGAACATAGGCGATATAATTGATATTGGCCATTGCGATTTCGATGGCGCTGGTATTACTAAAGCCTCCTTCCGGAAGAAGATAGGTAATACCGTCAAAGGTGAACGAATCGAACGGTTTGGCCTGGATCTTCGTCGTAAAGACCCAACTGGCCAGCCGCATCAGCCGCCATTTCTGGCTGGCGTTTAATTGCTCCAGTAATTTTTCCGAAGCCGATAAGAGCATTTTAGCGGCCGCGAATTTTAACAGGGCTGAAGACCCTGGCGAAGTGGTATCCGGATCCACCAGCTGAAGCGGAAGAAGCGCCTGGATTTGTTCGGGCGTACATTCCGCCCAGCCTTCCGGCATGGTAAATGATTTCGTACCGATTTGAATATTCTTCATCGCAGGAGTTGAAATAAAGTGATACCGGCCAGGATCCGCCAGGCCCAGGCTTCCAGCTGAAGCTTTTTTCGCCGATCGCCTTCGGTCGTTTTATCGTCCTGGGCTTTCTTCAGGTCACTCTTCAGCTGGGCTTCGCTCGCCTGGCTCACCACCAGGATATCTTTACAGGTTTGAAACCGGGCCTGGGCGATGGTGGCCGATTCCTGGGCGAAGTCGCCACGGATCAGATCGGCATGGATCCGCCTGGCATTCTCCATAAATTCCGCCCGAATGATGGAATCAGTTTCGGCTTTTATACCGCTGATTGATTGCCCGCATAGCTTCGACCAGGGAAAGGCGATCAGCAGAATCCAACGCCATTTTTTTACGTAGTTCCAGAATTTCATTCGCTTTATCTAAAAGTAAAAGATCTTTTTCCTTCAGCTTTTGGCCGTACTCAATCGACAAGCGAAACGCTTCATCCGCCCGAACTTGCCGAAGCAGTTCCACCCGTTCATCCTGGCAGGTCTGAAGACTTCGCTGGTTGAGAAAATACCCCACCGCCCAGCCGACGGCAGAAACCAGCATCGCCAGCCCCATTTCCCAGGCAAATCGGCGTCCATCCTGGCGAATGAATTGAAGAAGTGCTTTCATCAGTCCGCATTCGGTTTAAAGCTTTTCCAGTACGGGCTGATCCAGTTGGCGATCGCCTTGATCTCGCTGGTTTTGCGGAAATTGATGTAACAGCCATCCTTCGTTCCTTTGCCGCCCGATGTATTGAACCCGATACACTTCACCCGATCATCTTCATCCGGATCATACCGATCCTGGGCAATGCCTTCGATGTGGCTGGCGAACAGCGAAACGGCATCCATCCGCCCCGGTTTCAATCCGATCCGCTGGTTTCCCCGCCCGTTTCGTTTGTAGATGATGGTCTTCGGCTGGCTGAAGTACGATCGAACCATTCCCACACCCCGAACCGGTAAGACCACCGAATTAATGGCGTGAACGTAGTAAAAAGCACTGGCGCAGTAGTGGGCGCGGGTCGGCAGATTGCTAAACCGGTTAATGGCCGCAATCCAAACCGCATCGTTCCGATCGGTTCGTTCGGTTTTGCCGACAAAGGTGGCCGCCGAATCATACACCGCCTGGCGAAGCTGGGCTTCCGATTCAAACACCAGCGGCCCCCGTGGAAGCGGCCGCTTCGATTCACCGGCCAATTTAGCCAGCGACGAAGCGGCCGCTTTTTTGGGGGTTTGCCCGTTTACGGTTTGACCGAATGCGACAAGGCCAGAAAGAATAATAAGCCTAAACAGAAAATGGTAGTGATGAGCGATCGTTGCCACGGCGTTAGTTCTTCGTTGAATTCGGTATAAAAATCCTTCTTCGAGCGCAGAACGGGTAGGACATAAAAACCCATGAAGGGAACAATCAGAAACAGGATCGCCAGCGCCACCGGCAGATCCGAAAACACCACCAACTTTTCAAAAAAGAACTTCTGGATCGATGTGATATCGTACGGCTGAAGGTGTTTTTCCGCTGGAAGCGTTTCGTTTAGCCCCTGGATGTAGGTCTGAAGCCCCATAAACTGGCGGTAACAAAAGGCGATGGCCGCCAGGATCCCCACCACCTGGAGCATGGCCACCACCGGCCGCTTCAGCAGCGGGAGCCTGGGCTTTTCTTCGCCCCGATCCGGAAGGCTCTGATCCAGCCCCAGTTCCTGGCCGATCTGAAACGCCCGCTGTTCATCTTCCCGCGCCAGGCGCAGCAGCGTCCGTTTTTCTTCTTCGTCGGTTTCCTGGCGGGCGATGGCGCGAAAGTTTTCAGCATCCATCAGATGGGTTTCGCGCACTTGACCCAGCCGGGCGCGTTGGGCGATAATTTCCGATTGTTCTTCTTCCTGAAGCCGCAACAGATCCGCTTCGGCGGCCTGAATGGCTTCCTGGGCTTTCTGGCGCTGGGATTCCAGGGATTCGGACTTCAGCCGGTTCGGCTTGAACGGATGGCCGTTCAGTATTGATTTTGGGGTTTCATTGGCCCCAGTTGGGCCGTTGACGGTTTTGGTAGTCATTGGTTGGAATACGATTTTAAACGATTGACAAAAACACGGATAACGGCCACGGTAGCCAGGTAGAAAAACAGGTGAAACACCAGTAAAAGAATGGCCAGGACTGGAAACCAAAGTGGCGCAAACAGCCAGAACCAGGAGACATCAATGAAGGCTAACGCATTCAGTAGAATCGCTACCAAAAAGGCGAATTCCAATCCGCCCAGGATCAACAACGTTTTAAAATTCATAGCACATAAAAAGGATTAGAGGGATCGTTTTTCGGCCGCCGAACGTGGCCCGATTCAACCGGCGCGACGTACAAATCGGAAGTGTAGTAAAGCGGGAAGACCGTGGCCGAAGCCTGGGCGTTCAGGCAGTTTCGGAGTTCGGCGGCTTTTTCGTGGCCAGCCGCCAGGGCGTTACTGCGGATGATGTTCAGCCGTTCACCCGTTAGGGCGTTTTCGTTCACAATCCCATCCGTTTCCGACACCAGGCGCAGATCCGTATTCATGTTCAGATACGGAACCGCCAGAGCGAAACCAAACTGAACCACGGCTTTCCGGGCCAGCGCCAGCACTTCTTTTTCTTCGGGCGAAAACAGCACTTCCGGAGCCGCCAGTTTTCCCTTCAGGTAATTTTCAAAGGCCGCGCCCAGCACCGGCCGGATAAACTCTTCTTCGGCGGCATTGAAATAATCCCGAATCGACAGATACAACCGGCGGCTTTTCTGGATGGCCGGAAAATATTTCGTGGCTTCGCTGGCCGAACTGATCAGCTGGCTTTTCTGGATCAGGAACGAAGCGGATCCCTTCCAGGTCGGAAACCAATCCGCCTTCCATTCCAGCCAGGCCAGGGCCGCTTCCAGGTAGCGATCCGCCTTTTCTTGGTGGCTTTTGACCGTGGCCACAAACAACCATTTGGGCATAGCCTGGGTATTGGGAACCGAATTCATCACCATACCGCCGTCGCCCGTTACTGTGATCAGCGACGGCATGGCATCCAGGTACGCATACCAGGCCAGCGCCATCCGAAGTTTATCCTTCAGCTGTTTCTGGGCCGCATCCAGGCCCGCCGTGGGCTGGGAAAGTTCATCGTACAACTCCTGGCCGATGGCCGGAATGATAAACGTCAGTTCCGCCCCGGCCACGAACGGCTTCCAGGTCTTCCAGTCCATTGTTTTCTGGATCCCGCCCAGGTACTCTTTCAGGCCGCCTTCATCGCCGACCGTTGCAGTGTTGTTAAACAGCATCTTCTTTGTCGTTTTCGGTGGTGGAAGATTTGGATGAATTCGGATTTTGACCCGCCCCGCCTGGCGTCACATCGTAGGTATAGAGCGAAATATTACGGATATCGAAATCCATTTCGGCAGGCCAGCCGTTGATCCGTTTGGTGATGTAGAGCACCTGAAGCAAAACCAGCCGATCGACGTACGTTAAAAAACCTTGCTGGTAATTGGCGGCCGCTTCCAGTTCTTTCCCCGATCCGCCCAGCTTGCCGCCCGTATCGATCCCCGCCAGCGTTGGAAGGACACCGTGGCCGCTGGCCTGGGCTACGTTGGCCGTGTTAAACAGGCTCATGTAGGCATCATCCGACATGGTGTTTTTCAACGGCGTAATGATCACCCCGACCATCGGCTGGCCGGTTAAATTGCTGGCGTGAAACGTAAACAGGGCTTTTTCGGCGTTGTCGGTTCCCGCCAGGCTTTCTCCCATTTCCTTCAAAACCGATTCCTTCAGCGCGTCTTTTTCTTCGTCGGTCAAGCCATCCTTATCGAAATACGTGTCCGGGATCGAAATGTGGTATTTGATATTGTACCCATTGTCCAGGCCGTTATCGTGAAATTTCGGGATCTTGTTGGCCACCTTGGCCCAGGTTTCGGTGGACCACCATTCCGGAAACGAATAGTAATCCTGGCCGGGCATTCGATCCATCAGCTGGAGAATACAAACCGGATACTTCGTCGGATCTTTCGGATCGAAAGCCGGAATGGTTTTCGTATCAGCCGCTTTATAGGCCTTCGTTCCGAAGTTGGGATTCACCAGGAAGGCCGACTTCTTCAATTCGCCCGCCTTCAGTTTGCGAACCCGGCATTTGAAGGCGTCGATCATTTCCACCCCCACCAGCTTCTTCGATACATCCAGCGTCAGCTGAAGAAAACCGTTCGCACAAAACGAATACTGGAGTGCCAGCGAAACAAATTCCAGATCCCAGCCCACCAGCTCTTTCCATTCCAGGAATTCCGGAAAAACCACCGGTTCAAACCGCGTCGGCTGGCCTTTGATCTCCTTTCCGGCATGGGTGTAAACGCCCAGGCCGGTCGTAAAATCCCGGCGTGTTTTGATCAGCCGCCACTTGTTGGGCGATTCGCTGGCCAGCTTGTGCATTTTGGTTAGCTGATCATCCTTCGCCCCCCAGGGAACGTACTCCGATCGGGACTTAAACCCCGCCCCGGCCGTATGCGTTGTTATGTCCGCTTCGCCGAACGTCACCAGGGCCGCTTCTTTTTTTGATCCGAACGATACCGTATACACGTTACCGGCCAGCTTGCGAATGTTGGACATCGTTAGTAGTTGTGAAAAATTGTATAGCCATTGTACGCCACCAGCAATTCGATTTTGACTTCAAACGTGTGGCGATTTTTGCAGTCGTAGAGCAGCAGCGCCCCGGCCTGGTTCATGTTCCGGCGAATCGAATGCAAATCCTTTTTCTGGCCGCCGTCAGCGGATCCAGTGGGAACCGTGGCCTTCGTTGGGTTTTTCTTCACCTGGCCTTTGAAGCTGATCGATCCATCCAGCTTCCGAAACTTCAGGCTGAAGACGGTTCCGGCTTCCTGGATTTCGTGCAGTACGGTTTTGAGGGTAATTGTCTGGTTTGCCATCGGCTTTTCTAAGTCGATACAAGGATAAACCACCGAATTGATAGCGGATAGGACACTTTTTCCCCATTTTGTGGCCCCCGAAAACGGGTTTTGCAGTCACAAAAAAGGCGATCCGCCTGATACAAAATCAGTTAGATCGCCTTTGAGCCAAAAAATGGTGTTCTGTTTCCCGATGGCCCATACCGCCCTTTACCGCCGACCGCCGTGGCGGTATCAGAAAAACGGAATATAACTTCGTAAACTCACCCGGATCGGGCTGGTTCTGCAACAATCCCGTACGAATTCGCGGGATAAATTGGAAGGATTAACCCCGATACACGAACAACTGGTTTTGCTGTTTGGGGTGGCTGTTGGGCATCAGCTTTCGATACTTGCCCCAGATCAGGTAATCGAAAGCGTCGGTTCCATCGGTGGCATACTCCCGAATCTTGGCGCTTTGTTCGCTCGACTTGTCCTTCTTGAAGTCGCCTTCAACGGGTGCCATCTGGGTTGCAATGATCAGCGCCTTGTTGTGGTTCTGATTGAAGCGGATCTTCGGCGTTCGCTCGCTCGCTTCTTCAAGCAGGTAGTTGATCAGGATATACTTGTCCTTGTGGCTGGGGTACGTGAAGCGTAGATATTCGCGTCTGACCTTCCAACCCTTCTTAATGAGTACATCACAGAACTGATCGAAGAAGGGCTTGTTTTCTAATGAGGTGGCCGCTGATCGGGAGCGCCCACTAGGATCCCCCCATACAGCCACCTCTTTCCCAGGGTGCTTTTCGTACGTCTGATCGAAGGCTTCGGCCAGCTGGATCAAGAGGTTTTTATCGATGTTCAGAACGGGCTTCCGGAACAGGCTGTTTATTACTCTTAATTCAGCCCCTACTTCCTGGGCGATCACCATCCAGCAAATGGCCGCGTTAAAATCCAGGCTTACTTCCAGTAATTTCCCATCCCGATAATCGTTCGACAGGTGCAAATGCAATTTGGTTTTATCGTCGTATTCGTACCGAAAGCTTTCAAAATAGCAGTGTTTCAGGGTGGAAAAGGCGAAATAAAAGCCGTTCGGCAGACGGCCAAACCGGCGATTGAATACTTCCACATCCAGCGTAATCGGATCCAGGCTTTCTTCCAGGGTCTTCAAATAGTTCGGCGGAAGTACGTCCTGATTGTCTTCAAAAGTCGATTCCAGGAAAAGTGTTTCGGGTGGCGTCAGGTCTTTTTCAGAATCGCTCATCCGGCCGCGTTTCTCCAGATCGGCCTTCCACTGGTCTTCCGTTTCGTAGATCCACATCCCTTCCTGGCTCCAGGCCGCCGACGAAAAATCGTAGTACGCCAGGTGCAAATGGGATTTGGCAAAACCGGCGTAACGGTTGGCCCGTTTGGCCGGTAGCAAAACGGTTTTGATGAATTCGTGTTTCATCGTGGCCGATTCATCCACCAGGATCCCATCGCTGTTTATTCCCCGCTGGGATTCGGGTCGATCCTGGGAAACCAGTTGAATCGTAAAGCCATTAATGAAGCAAATACAATACTGCCAGCCGCGTTTTCCGGGACTGGAGTAGGGTTTGTACCAGTGATCAGGCGGAATCTGGCCGATCACGTAAACGCCCGCTGGATCTACCTTCGAATATTCCCGGTAGCCCATACGGGAAAGGGCGTTTTTCACTTCCGGTAAAACGATCAGATCCAGCTGGATATACGTCAAACCGGCCAGCACCACTTTGGCCCTGGGCAAGTGCTCGAACATCATTCCGGCCACGTTGCCCAGGGTTGTCGTTTTGCCCGATCCCCGGCCACCCTGGAAGGTCTTCCGGTTGGCCCTGGAGCGCAGGAACTTCAACTGTTTGGCGTTGGCGTAGATCTGGCGCGATGTGTCGGATTTATTCATCGTCGGCGCGTTTTTGCTGATTGATCAAAACGTTGATATTGTCCGTAAAGACGAATTTGGCCGCCCGTAAGAAATCATCCGGATTCAGTCCGATCTTATCATCTTCGTGTAGGCCTTCCAGTTTGTCCGCCCGTTCCCAGGCTCGGCTGGCCGCTTCGATATCGCCGTTCGCCCTGGCGATGTTCGACAAAAGGCGGTAATAGTTGGCGCTGGCCATTTTCTTCGCCTGTTTGTCGATGGTTTGAACGTGGCCGAAGATCAGGGCAGCTTCGGCGATGATGTACCGCGCCTGGCGTTCCTGAATCTGGTAATCCTTCATCAGCATGGCCAGCGCCATTTCGTACGTCCGGCCCAATGATAGAAAGCTCCAGGCCTTCCGGTACTTCTCCAGCATCAACTGATCATCCTTCGATAAGGCCGTATTTTCGTGGTAGTACGCCAGGAATTTATCCAGCTTGTGTTCATCAATTTTCAGGGATTTCTTCATCCGCTGAAGCGCCGTGGTTTTTGCCATTTCTCCAGAAAAATTTTCCGTTTTGGCAATGATAATCCCGGAAAAACCGGGTTGGTAGGACGTAAAAAAGCCCGATCCATTGAATCGGGCCTAATGTTCGATTGACGTTAATATTATTTTTTCTCCCCAAAGACCTAGAAAACACTTAATTTAAAGCATCCTGCTTATCTACTTCCCAGCCATCATACGTATCTACTGAACAATAATTGGCTAACTCATTAAACGCAAGATTTCTCCGATGAAGCTTATCAGGGGTTAGTACCTCTATTTTGCTTACCTTCAATTGCCAAAGGCCATCCTCCGTTTCATTGAGATAATCCAAGTGGTAAGAATGGTCTTTTAACTCTGCATAAACGTCTTGAAGTTCTCCGCTATTGGTATGTACAAAATAAAAACTCCATTTTAAAGGGCTTTTAGTATTAAACCCCTCCAATTCCATTTTTTGGAAGTACTCCTCTACTCGATGTAAATAAAATCCCATATTGGTCTGACTAAGACATTACGAACCCAAATTACACAAATTCACTTGTTTAACTTCATGTGTATAGAGCCGAAAGATAAAACCCACATTTCTCCAGAAAAATTTTCCGTTTTGGCAATGATAATCCCGGAAAAACCGGGTTGGTAGGACGTAAAAACCCGATATGGCAGATCTGGTTTTCGATTGGGTCTAAAAATAATATTCACTTCAAGAACTTTCGTGAGATATTTTAAATAAATTATGTGTAACTACCTAAAAGAAAAAGCTTTGAGAATGTCCCGTTACTTACTGAAATCCAACCTGATAAACTTACTTGGCTATGTAGGCACTTTAATATCAATGAATATTTCCCTTTCCATCGCCAAACTCAACAGTGCCTTTTTAACTCACTTAAATGAAGTCTTCTATTCGATTGCCGATCTTGTTTCGATAACATTCGTGGCCGTGATTTATACTTCTGTTTTTTGGCTTCCAGCTTTATTACTGCTTTGGGGGTTTGATAGTTTGTTGATGCTTGAGTTTGGTTTTAAAAGAAGATCAGCCCTGTTTATTGAGTGGGTAATTATCTGCATACCCCTGATTTTATTATTCATTGACGATTTCACGACCGATTCGTATGCTAGATGGATACCTTACCCATTTTTGATAGTGGGCTTTGCAATCTCTCAATTTTACAAAGGCAAATACCTTAAAAAGGTCAGCGACCTACCATAAATAAGACTCTCCTACGCCAGCGCCGACAACTGATTTTTAGCCAGATCCACGGCCGCCTGGCACTTTGCCACCTCTTTCCGGTAGTGGGCGATCCAGATTTCCGTTTTCGCTTTCTCCAGGCCTTTCTTCGCCCGCCACAGCTTCGGCTTAAGCTGATTCACCAGTAGCTTGTTCAGATCGTACCGATCGGCGGGCAAGTTGGCCAGGAAGGCCGATTTCATGGCATCTGAACCATGATCGGCCACAGGATCGGCCGATGGCTGGGGAAGTCTGCCGTTTAGGCGCAAATAGGCTATTTTCTCCGCCACGGCGTTCCGCTTCGCCTTCCATTCTTGGATTTCATTCACCAGATCCTTCAGATTCGTTTCATCCGGATAATCGCCCAGGCGATTCGACCGTAAACACATTTGTTTTAAGGCTTCGTGGCGCTCGATCGTCAGATCTTCGATCAACTGGGTAAATTCCGAAACGGCCATCGCAGGAATCACCACGGCGGCCACCGTGGCTACTGGCGTACGACCTTCCTGGGCTGGCACACTGGCCAGCATCGGATCGGGTTTATAATCCCGCAAGGCTTCGTAAATCCGTTTAGCTTCAGCCACTTCGTCGGCCGTGGCCCGATTGGCCTTCAGATACATTTTCTTCAGCTCGTAACTGGCCAGGGCTTTGTTTCGCTGGGCTTTTAGATCCTGTTCATTCATCATCGACATCGATTGAAATTCGTTCAGAAAGCGGGTAAATCTTCGGCAACAACGCCAGGAAGTCATTCACCGTTTTTTGCATATCCATCACTTCCAGCCATTCGATCGGGTGTTCATACTGATCATAGTTCAATTCGACAAACTGGCGAAACGATTCGGCGTACTGTTCGAGTGCCTGGTGAAGCTGGGCCGGATCGATTTCCAGGCGATCCAGTTCATCATTTAAGGCGGGAATAAAATTGATCTTCATAAGGCGAATCAATAGCAAAAGGCGGCCTGAATCCAGACCGCCTTTTGTTCATAAACTGGCTTATTTATTGCGCCGATCGGGCTGGGCTTCCTGAGTTTCTTTCACGGCCTTAACGACTCGCAAAACCGAATCCAGCTTCATTTCCATTAATTCCCGGCTGGCGGATTTTCGGATCCGGATCGTTCGTTCCATATCTTCAATCAATGATTCTTCATCGGGCGTTTCTTCAGCTTGATCCGCTTCCGGTTCCACAGCGGGCGAATCCACGCCGGGCGTGTTGGCTTTCGATCGCTCTTTTAGCTGATCCAGTTCGGCCTGGGCGTTCTCCCGAATGCGGGCCGCCCGCTGGGCTTCTAGTTCATCGATTTCTTCTTCAGCTGATTCCGGATCCAGGGTTTCAGATTCTTCCGGATCCGTGGCCGGTTCATTCGGCTTTGGCAAATTGTCCACCGGCTTTCCGGCTTCTTTTAGGGCTTTGTCGGCCGCTCGTTGTGCTTTGGTCAGTCCCATCAGCTGAAGGGTTTAAATCGTTGGAAATTTCTTGAAAGTACGGTAAGCCAGCGGCCATTAATGCTTCCGCTTGCTGGTCGGTTAGTCGATGGTCGATCCGTACCCGAACGCCATCCAACAAATGATCCACGCCCCCGCTGGGAACGTGGATCAGGGTATACTTCGTAAGCATCGAAGGGATCTATTCTTCGTCTTCAGCATCAGGCAATAAGACCAGCGCCGTTACTGCCGTTTCTTTCAGCGGCAGAATGCCCCACATGAAGCCATCCTGTTCGCCTTTCAGCGTGTAGCCCCGTTTATCTCCGCCTTTCTTACCCGACTTAAAACCGGGCTTAATGAAGATCGGGTTATCGGAAGATCCGCCCACGACGTGCTGGCCGTCGTTATGTTCCAGGATTACCACACAGCCCGCGTTCAGGTGTTTCCTTACTTCGGCGGCCAGTTCCTTGCTGAAGCCCGCCATCATCAGATCCAGCGAATGCTTATAGGATTGAAAGCCCGGATCCCCACCCGCGTCATCATCCAGCGAACACGTTCCGTCCGGGAATTCATATTGCGCCCATTTTTTGCCCGTCACCATTGTCGGGCCGGTTTGAATCTCACCGTCCACGATCAGGCTTTCCTTCGGCCAGATCCCCACGATATCTTTCCGAAGGGCAATCAACAACTTCCGGATCCCGCCAGGGTTGGGCTTCTGGTAACTGGTGGCGTCGATGTTGGCCAGGCTCACCAGGCCGACCGTTACCGCCGTGGGCGAAACCAGCACATCCTGGAGAAACGCCAGGCTATCGACCGACGAAACGGCCAGCGCCACCTGATCGGGAAACACCACAAAGGCCAGGGTGGCCAGGGCAAAAACGGCATACTTCAAAAACGACTTCATAGAAAAAAGAAATTAAAGGATGAATGAAAAAAGTGAATGGTACACTTGAAAAGGATCGGGAAGCCCATCCGAACCGAATGGCTTCCCGATGGTCTAAACGCCGTCGTTGGTCCAGATCCGGCTGGGCTGGGCAATGCCCGTACCCACCTGGGCATCCATCAACCACGCCAGATCCCGCGTCCGCTTTTGGTAATCTACTGCCAGCGAATCCGATCCATCCATATCATCATACAGATAGACCAGGTTGCCCTTCGGCGTGAACAACGGCCGGGCAAAACCCGACAGACCCGGTTCGACCACAAACCGGATATTCGTTCCCACGATCACATTCTTACTTTGCCCATCGTTGTACGGAAGCGTACCGTATAGGGCGCGGTAATTCAGTTCGTAGAACGTCTTCAGCTGGCGCGAGGTGACACAAACCAGATCGCCGTAAAGTTCAGCATCGGGTAAAGCCGCCACAATCTTCTCGAATTCCGCCACCGCATTACTGACCGTAATTACGGCCGTATCGATGATGTTTCCCGATGGAATCCCACCGCTCGTAATTTCGGCCAGAATCTGGGTACGAATCCCATCCATCACATCCAGTGGCGTCGTTCCGGCGGCATTATAAACCCCGTTGAACAGCGTTTTTACCCGAATATTTTCCCGGTATTTGGCCAGGATCCCCGCCGTAATGTATTCTTCCAGCGGCACTTCTTCGGGATTGATCCGCTTCGCTTTCACCTTGCCCAGCCACGATTTGTAAAGCGCCATAATCTTCGTGTGGCTGAAAAGCACATCGATTTTTACCTGGCGAACCTTTCCGATCCGGGCGTTCGGCTTGACCGCGTTAATGGTCGGATTAAACGTATCCTTCCCGCCTGGCTGGGCCACGTCGCCGATTTCCAGTTCCGACAAAACCACTTCGTCCGACGTCTGGATCGACGTCATGTAATCATCGATTGGCACAATGGCCGATCCTTCCACGCCCTGATCCACGCCTGGGATCATGGCACGACCATAAATGTTGTCGTAATTTTCGCGGGCGTAAGCTTCCAGCGATCCCGACAGGTTAGTAAGATTTAATGAATCTGCCACTAGTGTAAATGAAATTAAAGGATGAATGAAAGATTGAACGGGTAAAACGTTGAGAAACAGAATAGATAAAGCGATTTGATCAGACGTTTTTCACGCCTTTTCCGTACGCTTCGGAAGCCTTCTTATTCCACGGTTGTTCCGATACCGACGAACCCGTTTTATCGTGTTGCGTCGAAGTATCTTCTTTGCCGGGAATGTTGGCCCCGGCGTCCTGCATGGATTTGTGCCAGGCGGTCAGGGTGGCAAACTGGCCTTTGTTTTTATTCCACTCGGCGGCATCGGCTTTCATTTTTTTCAACTCGGCCGCATTGATGCCCACCTGGCCCGCTTTTAAGATGCCCGCCGACTTTGAATCCGTTTTGCCGGTAGTGGAGTCGGCCGCCGTGGATTCCGTTCCTTCCGATTCGGTTTCGTCTGATCCATCAGACTCCGTTTCGTCGGCCGCCGTGGATTCCGTATCGTCCGTTTCGGCCACGGGAACGGTTGTTTCTTTTTTTTCGTCTTCGGCCTGTTTACGGGCGAAGCTTTTCAACGTTTTGGTAGTCATTATATGAAAATTAAAGGATGAATGAATACAGTTTTAAGCCGCCAGCGCCAGCCGATCGGCTTCGGCGATGGCATCGCCCAGGAAGCCAATTTTATCGGCCATTTTCAGCGCCAGGGCGTCGCGGCCGATGTACATCTTTCCGGAAAAAACATCTTCCGAAATCCCCGGCCGCCCTGCTTTTACTTTGTCCACGAACGTTTCCCGAATCGCATCCAGGATTTGTTTCGTTTCGGCCAGTACGGTTTCGGATAGCGGTTCGATGGAGTTAAACAGGGCTTTATCCGTGGATCCGGTAGCCCTTACGATCGTGACTTTGTAGCCCTCTTTTTCGTAGGCTTTGGAAGCATCTACGTGCATCGCCAAAACGCCGATGGATCCCACTTCTGAACTGGTGGCCGATTCCATCACGATCAGCTTCGCCTGGCTGGCGATCCAGTAAGCCGCCGAAGCCGCCATTCCGGCCACAAAGGCCACGATGGGCTTCTGGCTCTGGCGGATCACTTCGCCCAAAAATTCGGTTCCGTCCACCTGGCCACCGGGCGAATTCAGTTCCAGCACAATCGCCGAAATGGAAGGATCATCGTTCGCTTCCAGGATCCAGCTGGCATAATCTTCGGATCCATACGTGCAGTAATCCCCGTACCGGCTCATCGTTCCCAGAATGGGCAGCACCACGATCCGGCCGGATTCGGCTTTCGGTTTGTAAAGCGATCCGTACGCCCACGATTCAGCCACTTTCGGCTGGGCGGGATACATCGAAACGAAGTAGGGTTCTTTCCGATTCCGATCGACACCTTCAGCCGTGGCCGCGAAGGGTGTATGGCCGCTTAAAACCCGATCCAGGGCGATCTTTCCCATCCGATCGTGGAAGGTTGGTTCCAGCGCCCACTTTGCATTTAAGTACGTTTCTAGCATTACCTGAAGTCGAATAAGTCTTACAAGGTTATTCGACGGTTTGGCGCTGGCATAGGACATAAAAAAGCCCGAACAACTAATCGTTCGGGCTTCTTCAACTCCAGTCGTCTTCCTTAATTCACCCACCACCCGCGGGCAAACCACCGACAGGCCAAATACATCAATCGGTTCCGAAGTTTACGTTTGGGTTCGGCCTGGTCCATCCGGATCCAGTATTCCAGATCGGCCAGCCGACGGGCTTCTTTTTCGCCCCATTGGGCCACACCCAGGCGGTTATCGTACCAATAATCGTGGAGCAAACTACCCCGATTGTGCCGCCCGATCGGCGGAAATAGCCCCCAGAATAAAGTGGGTACACTGGCAAAATCCGTCACAAAGCCTTCCGGAACAATGATTTCCCCGATCAGGGTATCGAACCGGATCGGTTGGGTAGTGATCCACCGATCCGGTTTTTCCGGGTCTTCTTCCAGGTAGCGAACGTAGATACCGTTTTCCATCTTAGAATTCGCCCAGGGCGTTTTTTTCGCGGATGATATTGGCCAGCATCAGGTAAACAACCACCAGGTACGGTTCGGATCCATCCAGTGGCAACCCCTGGGCCTGAAGGTGCGGAAGGGCCATCGACTGAAAAAACTGAATTTCCGGAATGGCGTTCGTGGCATCGAAGGCCACCAGCGCCCCGGATTGGGCGTCCCGAAACGAATCCCGCGTCGTTCGGGGAATTTCCAGCGGTTGCACCAGCGCCAGCCGCCCCCGGTTGGCCGATGGAGCAACCGCGTCATCCTGGCTGTACAATTGAAACAAATCTTTTCCAGAAGCATCATAGATACGCATCTCGAAAATGACAGTGATTTCAAGATCTTCATCAAACGTCAGGCGTTTCATTTTAACCCGGCGTTGCAGCCCTTCAGCCAGAATTGTACTTCCAGTAATGGGGATTTCAATCCCGGAAACGGCTCCTGATTCGTTGAATAGCAGCCCAAGCGTTTTAAGTAGGTTCGTATTCATTGTTGGATGTTAAGCAATCACGATATAATCAAGTAGGTAGGTGGTAGAAGCGGCTGGGGCAACATCCGTCGAAAACAGGGTAAAGGTCGAAGCCGTTTTCGCGTTGATATAAAACCGGCCAATCGCCATGCCGGTCTGATTGTTACGGGCGCTGATCACAATTCCCTTAGGAGCCGCAGCAAAGGCCGATGAAAAGGTAATGGTAGCAATCAGCTGGTTTGTTGGCGGACTGGTTCCTATGTTCACCGTAATCGTTCCCGCCATATCCGTCGAACCCGCCAAAATGGAAACCGTTCCGCCCGATCCCGCGCCCGTTCCAGCGGCCGCACTGGGTGATGTTCCGGAAGCAATAATTCGCTTGATGGTCTGATCGGCCGAAAAGGTATTCAGGCCCGTAAAGGCATTGTTTGCCGCCAGCAGCGTCGAAGGATCAAAGGATGATTCCCGAATGTCCAGCATCGTAAAATAGAACGTGGTGGAAGCCGCTGGCGCGTTGTAATTGATCAGGATGATCGGCCGGATGAAAGCGGTTCCTGGGCGGAACATCATGTTTGCCGGATCTTCCGTATTACCTGGATTAACGCCCTGAATGTAGGCATCGTAGAGCGTCCAGGCATTCGGCACCAGGGCATTAATTAAGGCCGATGAATACAAATACGTACCGCCTTCCATCACGTTCGCCACCTTCGTTCCAGCGGCCAGGGCCGGGCCAGCCCAGGGCGATCGGAGTGTAATCACGTTACCAGCAATTCCACCGGATAGCCAGGTTCCGCCGTTGCTCTGCCAGTATACCGGATAGTTTGAAGATAAATTCCGCGAATAACCGTAATCGGGAAACAATTGGCCCAGGGCATTCGTATAGGGATACCAGGCAAAACCCCGGTTTGCCGCCGTAGCTCCAGTATGCCATCCGGCCGCACTCGTTAACGTTAATGTCGTATCCCCTGGATTGAGCGCCACCGCCAGGGTGGTCTGGGCGGCTCCGCTTACTTTCGCAAAATGGGGTGGCGTAATTTCCAGCCCATCCGCATCGTAACAAATGATCCCGAAATACCCCCGCGCGTTGGCATCGTAATTGGCCCCGTTTGCGTCTCCCGTACGGGCCACCATCGAAATCCGATGCCGACGTAACAGGTTCACCGGAATCAAATCCGTGGTTCTGACAAAAGCCGCCAGACCCGTATATTTGAAAGCCCCCTTCCCGCCCGCTGGTACGCTTTGCGTCGGATCAAAGATTAATTTCGTCGGATCGCTGGGCGTCATATTGCTCAAATCCCCGAATTCGCTGTTTCCGTTGGCAACCAAATTCCCCGTAACTAACGGTTGACCGCCCGCCATCTGATACAGGTTCACTTTCTCCAGAACGCCATCGCCCCGCTGAACCACCAGCTTATCCAGGGCGCGATTGATCGGCGTCGTACGGGCCGGTAAGGCGCTGGAAGTCAGCGTTCCGGTATCGCCTTTGGCCCCCGTGTCGCCTTTTAAACCCTGAAGGCCACGCAATTCGACATAATTACCCGGCGTACCGTCCGCCCTGGTAAAGCGCAATTTGGTACCGTTCCAATCGTGTTCCGGCGTATAGTCCTGGGCGGCCAGCTGATCCACGAACGCCTTCAGGAAGTTCCGCATCGATTCGGCCGTATTAATTTTAGCGGGTGGCGCACTGATAATGCCCGCGTCGATCATTGCTTTAATGACAACTGTATTAAATCCCATTGTTATCAAATAGTTACGAGTTAAAATCGAACGAAAAAGATTCATCAAAATCCGCCAGCGGGTTGATCAAATCCGCATCTTCAATGCCTTCCAGGTAATAAGCCGGTTGTTGAACCCGGCCCGAAATAGTCAACGTGGTTTGGTTTCGGCCCGATCCGGCTCCCGTTCCCTGGCTGATCTCCAGCCGAAGCGGTTGTTCGGGCGTACCGACACACCGAAAAAATCCGTTCCGATCGGCGATAAAAGCAATCCACCGAACTTCCTGGTTCCGATGGATCCAGATCGATACGGCCGGGCGAATTTTGGGAAGCAGTAGCTGGATGGCCGGTTTGTAAAACGTGCCGTGGGAATCCGAATCGGCGTCTTCTTTAAAATCGGCATAGGCGGGAATGATTTCGATTTCCGTCAGGCTGGCACCGGCCCCAAAAATCAAGTGCTGATCCGACAGCGTATAATCCGGATAGCCCGCCAAACCCGGTAACGGAAACCGATCAGGCCGGATGATTTGCAGCTGATCCGCCTGGATCAATCGAAGCCGACGAATACCGCCCGCGTTCAGTTGGCCTTCCGCCGATTCCAGGCCATCGGCGGGCGTGTCATAGATCTGTAAGTACATGGAGCGAAGGACGCCCGAACCGATCTAAAAAAGTAGGACACGAAAAATGGGGTGAAAGGCGGATTTGTAGGCCCAAATTCGGCGGGAACCGAACATTTTGGCGGGCAATAGGCACAAAAAAAACCGCTGGACAAGTCAGCGGTTTTCCGGACATTTTTTCCCCAAAATAGGACACCTATTCGGCAAAACTGGCCACGTTTCTTTTTTCGTTGACGGACAGTTTCGTATAAACGGTATCGTTTTCGTGGGTGGATCGGGTAACAAGTTTGCGAACGGCATCGGCCGTATAGTGCTCTTCGCTGATCTGGTGGCGATCCGTAAAGCGGACAGCCGCCCCATTCATGGATGGGAAAATATCCATCCGACCTTTACACCAGCCGATGGCGTAAAACTCGAACAGCACTTCCAGCAATTTACCCAGCTGAAGCAATCGATCGTCCGTTACCAGGCAAGGCCGAAGCGGGAATTTCAGCTTCAGGTGAAGCCGATCCGGATTCAGAAAATCGACCACCGCCAGATCTTCCTGATCCACTTCCTGAAGCGGATAAAAGGAGAACACAGCGGCCACCAGTTCGCCCAGGCGGGAGTTCCGTCGAACGTCGATCGCTTCACTGCCCAATACGTGGGATGATTGGTAAAACTCCTTAACGTGCGGTTTAACCGGGATAATTAAGATCATAAAGGATGAATGGTGAAAATAAATGGATTTAGTATATTTGCTTGCACATCACCCATTTATCCCGTAGTTAAGCCCCTGTTCTCAGCAGGGGCTTTTTTTATTTACTCACTCAACAAAACCAGTTAGTGAGTCTGATAAATGTATGGCTATTTTCTCAAACCAGAATTAAGCCCAGGAAGAAAATTTGTGAGGAACGTAAAACCCTCCTATCCGCTACAATCCGCGTAGCATTTGTATTTTCCAAAGTCCGCCCGCTGGCGCGTATCCTGGCCAGCACCGCCTTCCAACCGCTGACATTCCGCAACAGCCGTAGGTGAAAGTTGGGAAATTTCTTTAACTTTTTAACTTCCTAAACGAGCCATTTAAATAACTCATTTTCAACCATTTACCGGTTAAAGAATCGTTACTAATTCTTTAACCGGTAGTGATAAATTCTTTAACCAGGCCATTTTCTCTAAAAATGAGTCCCCCATCCTATTTCTTAACTCTTTATTTTCTTTAACTTCTTAAACCGGGTTAAAGAAATAATAAAAAGTTTAACGGTTGATAGCCAGCTAATTATCGGTAAAATTCGGTTAGGTTTAAGAAGTTAAAGAATTTTGCAAAAATTCTTCTTGGAAGGTTGCAAGGAAACCCAAAGGCTAGGAAAGGAGCAAAAAACCGCAAAAATTGAAGTTTCATGGTTGACCTTCCCTTGTACAATTTAAAGATTTAAGCCATATAAAAATTTAGTGGAAAAAATTTGAAAACTACTTAGTAGATTTAGCAGCTTTTATTGTCCGATCTTTTAAAGTGAAATTTTCAACCATTCGAACAATCAAGACTAAAATTAAAGCCTATAAACGAATAATTATCTATGGTATTATATAGCTATGAGAGTAATGATCAACAATTAAATTTCGTTGATCAACAACGTATAATTGATGGAAAGAATATTTTCACTGTCATTGTTGGAAAAAACGGCACTGGGAAAAGCAGCCTTCTTAATAGAATTGTAAGAGAATTTTTAGGCACAAGTGAAAAACAAGTATATTTTGATACAGAATTAGGTTTAAAAACAAATCTTTGGAGAGGGAGAATAAGAAGTGATAATTTCCCAAATCATATAATAGCCGTTTCTACTAGCCCATTTGACAAATTCCCCATAAGTAGAAGGTTTAGTGAAGTTTCTCAGTATACATACTTAGGCTTACGGGACTTAATGAGTTCAAATTTTGGTCTCGCTTATATGAGTAAAATTTTTGCTTCATTGGTTCAAAGTGTATTAGATAAAGAATACCAGGCATTTGCAATAAGTAGGGTACTAGACTATTTGGGGTATAATGAGAATATCCATGCAAGTTTAAGTTTGTTTCAATCGAGGAGAATACTAGAAGAATTAGTAAAAAGTGAATCACCCTTAGACACTATTCTATCTAACAGGGTCGGTATTAATAGACCTTTTAATAGAAGATTTATCATTAGAGATGATGGTGAAATCGATTTCGAAAAACTTGAGCGATTAATATTTATAGCGAAAACAATTCATGAAAACGCATTAAAAAACGACTTCAATTTGACTATAAGTAGTGCAGGAATTGAATTAGATAGGGATTATAACTTACATAAAGAAGATATTTTATTTTTACTGTATTCGGGCATTTTAAAGCTAAAAGACATTGATCTTGAATCAAAAAATAATGGAAGAATATTTTCTATAAGAGATGCTAGTTCAGGCGAGCAAAGTGTAATATTAAGTATTCTTGGCATTGCAAGTAAAATTCAGGAGAATTCTTTAATTTGTATTGATGAACCTGAGATATGTCTACATCCAGAATGGCAAGAAAAATATATACAAATGCTTATTAATACTTTTTCCAGTTTTAACAATTGTCATTTTATTATTGCAACTCACTCGCCCCAAATAATTTCAAAATTAGAACCTGACAATTGTTTTATTTCATCAATTGAAACTGAGGAACTATTGCTTGCAGCTGATTACATAAAGCATTCGGTGGATTTCCAACTAGCTAATATTTTCAATTCTCCAGGTTATAAAAACGAATATTTAAGCAGAATTGCATTAAATATATTTACAAAAGTTAGTAGAAATAAAAAATTTGATACAGATGATAATCAAAAGTTCAAGTTACTCAAAAGGCAAGCTTCCAATATGGATATAAATGATCCTCTTATTGACCTTGTTAATACTATCATAGAAATGCATAATCTATATGCCTGAAATTGACGTACCTGTAGTGTACACTCCTGAAATTAATGCAATCATTGCTAATAAAAAATTGCAAGAAGGATTTTCCCATCTTTCATGGGCGGATGAGGATTTAGAGGCAATGAGAATATTCATCAGAAGATACTATTATCAAATTCAAAAAGGTATCTGTTCTTACTGTAGACAGAGAGTTTCTACTCAATCTGCATTGAATTGCCATGTTGAACATATTGTTCCAAAATCTAAACATTTAGACTTTATGTTTACACCGAAAAATCTATGCGTTATTTGCGCAGATTGTAACCAAATAAAACGTGAACAAGAAACTTTGGGACAAGAAATTGATACTGTAAATAATCCGAATCGAATAATACAATATCCACGAGTTTCAAATTCTTTTAAAATTGTCCATCCCCACTTTGATAATTATAATGAACATATAGTTGAAATTAATGGCTTTTACTTAGATCAAACTGATAAAGGACATTTTACAATTGGAGCCTGTAAGTTGAACCGAAAGCTCCGAGAATTTGGATGGGAATCAATTGAAATTAATGATGCAATGATTACTGAACTAATGAATAGATACTTAGATGAACCTGACCCCCTAAAAAGAGCGGCTATTTTGCAGTCATTGAAAAGACATTTAATTTTTTTATAAATTTGTTTTATTTACAATTCAATTTATATATAGAGATATGCATCATTTCAATTTATTTGTTCAATCACATAAGTGAAATAGCATAGCGAAAATCCGTTATCTTCCATCCAAGCTTCTGCCAGAAAAGCCGCTTCATCCATTGAAGCGGCTTTCAATTCAAATTCCCAGACCAAGGCAAAATGGGCGTGGGTAGCAATCTCGACCGAATATCCGTTCATTCCAATTTCGGTTCATCGGCTCCAGGAATCATTTCAATCATCGACCCCTTATCCACCAGCTGGAAGAATTCATCCAGGGCGTGATAGAATGGATTGGCATCACCTACTTCCAGAAGTTTTATTCCGATCGTTCGGAAGTCCCTTCCTACGCCTTTGAAGATCTTATCGACCACAGCAAACTTTCGTTTACCGTCTTTGCTTTTCCACCAACTCCACAGCATCACCGTACGTTTTGGGGCTTCTTCGGGCGTCAGAACTGCGGGCGCTGCCGTCGCTTCAGTTTCCGGATCCGTTTCCATCCTGGGCGTTTAGTTGGGCTTGCAAATAGTCTCCAGTTGCATCATCCACGATCAGGATCCGGCCAGCGATCAGTTCTTCCATCAGGTGTTCCGTGGCAATCAGTTCATCGATGGATTGACAGTTCACCAGCTTTTTCGTCAGCTTTAACAGGATGTTACGCATCAGAAAAATCGGATCGTGTTCATCCTTCGACAGTTCCGTAAACAGCTTTATCCGATGGGCTTCGGCGGCCTTCCGGATCGAAGGTTCCGATTCGGTTTCGGCCAGCATCACCAGGGCGACATTTTGCACCAGGTAGGTAACGACTTTGTTTTTTTGGCTTGCTTTCATCAGATCACCTTTTTAAAAATATGGTAGATCCCGTAAATAGACGCCAGCAGGAGCGCCAAAAGAATCAGCCCTGGCAGGATCGCCAGGATGGCTAGCGAAAGGCTGGCGACAACAATAGATTGAAGGATAATCATGGAGAGGTTAATTAAAGGATGAAAGGGTAGTGGAAAATTGTGGGATAATTTTCCACCGTTTTAAAAAAATAATAGGCGTTTAAACTAGATTCTGAAGCGATTCGATATTCAGGCGGGCATTCGGTAAGGCCCGATCCACTTCCCGAATCTGTTCCCAGAAATCAGCATCGCCGTGGGAATCGGGAATTTTATCGACGAAGTGATTCCATAAACCTTCCGCTTCTTTGAGGATGGCGATAATATCTTTCATTTGGGCTTTCTGAAGTACAGACATTATCGAAGGATTTAATGGTTAAGGGCGTTTTTCGCTTTGATCTTTGCCGATGGTTTATCACTTCCAGCGGATTGAATAATGATTTCCTGGCGATGGATCGGCGCATCAGTCAGCCAGACATTCACCGCCGACGTCCGCGGGTTATCCGCGCAATACCAACGATATTCATTTTTAAGCATCATCAGGAAGGCCGTCAGGGAAACGGGTTTCATATGGCCTTCGCCTTTGGCCCAGGCTTTGGCCGTGGCAATCAGGTGAGCTTCCAGGCCGTTCATCTTGGGAATCGGCAGAAGGATTTCTACAGAAAATAGGGGCATACTTTTCGATCAATTAAAGGAAGTGGTAAAACAGAAGATTATTCGGTGCCGGCGGCCGGCCGGTGGGCCATTTTGGGCCGGATCCGGCGCTGCAGCGAGCTGGCCAGGCCGTTTTTTGCGATACCCAACCAAAGAATGTTCTGTTTTTATGGGCTTCTGGCAAAATGGTTTTTCATGGTTTGATCAATTAAAGGATGAAAAAAGAGTACTGGTTAATGCTTTTTGATTTCGTTAATAGCCGCTTCAGGCGTCCGGATGTAGATGAATTCTTTCGTGGAATCATCGGCATCCTTCCGGATAATCAAGCCCTGTTTGTTCAGCAGTTCTTTCGGATTGTATTCGTAGCCATTGAACCCACACCAGGCTTTTAGCCCGCGCTTAAATTGCTGACTACTCATCTTGATTTTTGACGATCGAAACAGATCTTCCTGGGCGTCCAGCTTATTGATCAGCTGATCCAGGCGGCCGCCTTCGATGGATAGGTAGGCATCCGCCCAGGCTCGGAAGTGATCCCCCATCACGGCGATCAGATTCCGCTTCGATATGTTCTGTAGGGGCGCTTCGATTTTATCCTGGCAACCCAGATAAAACTTCAGGCATTGGGCCATAAAATTGTAGAACAGGTTCCATTCGGCTTCATCGAAATCATCAAACAGGTTCATTCCGAATTCATCGAATGGGCTTCGGCTCTCCCGATAATCGCCCGTATTTTCGTGGTAATAGTCCGAAAACGCCACGTAAAGTTTCCGCCGTCGGCTGGATGAATCCGTGTAGCGATCGCCGAAATTCGTATCGAACAACCACTTGGGGCTAACGGCGTACTCCAGTTCAAACGACCGCTTTTGTTTGGGGTTGATCGTCGTGGCCGACGTCAAGGGCGCAAAGAAGAAACCGAACGGAAGCCCCTCGTAAGCATCTTCAACGTGAACCAGATCCGTATCCTGATCGACGTTTTCCAGTAAGTGGCGATTCTCCACCAGGGCCGGATTCCGGCCGTCCAGTTGAACTTTCGACAGCAGTTTATAAACGCCTTTGGCCAGGATCCCTTTCCCCGCCCCGCCGTGGCTCTCGCTGTTCTCGCTGATCTTGGCATCCATCACAAACACCGCCCAGGGCTTCGCTGGGTTTTTGTAGCGATGGAGTAAATACCCGATGGCGTAGATCTTATTGATCAGGTGAAGCTTTTGTTCCTGGATTTCGTCTTCCGTCAACAATCCGCCATCGATGGCGAACTGGTTCGCTTTCCGGTATTCGATTTGCCGTTCCGGATTGCTCCAGTAAAGCATCGATTTTAAATCTTCCGGCGCAAAGCCGTGATCGCTGCAATACTCCAGCTGGGCCGCCTTATCCAGCAAACCCAGATCCAGCCGATCTTCCATTTCTTTCCGCCAGTGGGTACGGCTCGATTGGATCAGGAATTTCAAAAACATCGCTGAATCCTTCCCGATCTGAATATCATACTGGCCATCGGTTTTTGTAACCGTGAACATATCTTCCAGGATCTTCACCGGCCGATCGATCACTTTATGTTCCCAGATATGTTTGTCCAGGGTACCAGCCTTTTCTTCGACAATTCCGGAAGCGGTTATTTTCCAGGTGTTTTTTGCAAAGAATAAGTACTGGTAATCGTGGCCGTAGGTCTTAAAATCGCCATCAAAAAAGCCCAGGTTTGATATACTGGAATCCGATAGATACGGCGTTTTATACATCGCATTCCGCAAATCCACCGCAAAGCGCCGATCTTCCAGGAAGTTGTGGATGTAGTCTTTTACGGCCGATCCTTCAATTTTCGATACGATGTTATTTTGTTCCCGAACAAAGCAAAAACCGTCCTTTTCCTTTGGCGATCGGTAGCGGGCAAAACCGTTCAGCCGTAGGAAGTTGTAGGCGTGAACGTTGTTGAATTTATATTCCATCAACAACTTGCCGAACTTCATTCGCGGTTCACCATCCCGATCCAGCGCCACATCCTGATCCCAGAACTGATACGGAAGCGCCACTTTAACCAGTTCGGCGAACTCCAATTTTCGGTGGTATTTCAAATAATCCCGTACGTCCTTGCAGGGATTTCCGTTGGCATCCAGGCACTTTTTCAGGGATTCCGGAAGGCAAATCGTTCGGATATCCAGGTAGGTCATGGCCAGTTTGTGGGCTTCACGACGGCCGGTAATGTCGATATCCGGAAGGTTATAAATCTTGTCGGCCAGGCGGCAAAGTGTTTTATAATCCGATGGCGACAGAAGCGCCGTTTCGCTGTTTTGCCATATGACAGCATAGCCCAGGGCCGCCACATTCAGGGCGTCGGATCCGCCCGTACAAAGGATAATTTCATCCAGTTTTTCCTTCGCCTTTTTCTTCTTTTTGGCCGGTTTGCCATCCGCATCGCCGTCGTCGTCCACGCTGGCCAGATTGTCCGGATCCGAAGCCACCAGTTCGGCCACTTTCTTCTGGGCCTGGGCCAGTCCGTGGATGAAGTTTTCGGGTTTGTTGCCCGTTGACTGAAACCGGAATTTCTTTTCGGCCTTCGGTTTATAGAGCTTTTTCCATTCGCCTTCATCGATCAGGAACATCGGAAACAGATCCGTACTGATAAACTGATGAGTCTTCCCGCCTTTGGTTTGTGTGTAGGAAGCCAGGCTTTTATAATGGTAGTAGGAGCAAATTCGGAATCCTTCGGCGATTCGGGCTTCGTCATTGGTCCCCAGGGCGTTCCAGGCATTGATCGAAAACAAGGCCTTCAGATCGTGGATCGTGAACTCTTTGAAGACGAAATCCATCTGGCCTTCACCTTCGTCGGGCTTCGCGGGCCAGCTTTTATAATCCGGTTTGACTTCCGGAACGTCCGATCCTTCAAACTTATAGAAAGCGGCCACGGCCTTCAAGGCCGTCACAAAATCGGATCCGTCCAGGAATTGCGCCACCGCCACGGCGTTCATGGCCGGATCCGAACTTCCAAAATCCTTTACGATGTAGGTTCCGGTTTGACCATCTTTTTTAAGGCTGGCGCTGGCCGTTTTTTCATCTGTCCGAAGCTTGAACTTTCGGTTTTTATGGGAAACACTTTCTTCAGCATCTGGGAAACGGTAGGTGATATACGCAAGGCCGCCATCGATGGCCAGCAATTCGTTTATCTCGATTTTCTTCTTCATGGACAATAAGGATGAATGCGTTTGTAGCAAGCGGCAATGCCTGGCCAGCGGTATGCTGGCAAGATTAACGCTTCCTATTTTCCCCTACTTGGACGCCGAAGGCTGGGCGTCTAAAGGGTGCGGTTTGGAAGAAAGACGGAATCAGATAAAATCCCTGTACAGAAAGAAATGGGCGTCTAATCCATTCTCGTCAATGGATACGGTATTCATTTCCGCCCGAACGTCGGTTTTAAAAAGAGGAAGAAACTGGTCCGAGTGAACAAACCCGGATTGCTGTTTTACAGAAAAGGAGCTTTTGGATTCGTTGAATTCAACCGTCTGATTGACAAACAGCCCAGATAAAATGATTTCCTTGATTTCGGTAGTCAGTAGCGTATTCAT